AATGAAAATATTTTTAAATTTGTACAGAAATTAGATAGTAAATTGCTGTTTTTATATTCTAATACATGGAAGATGTGATGAAGGTAAATATTAGAGATAAAAATTTTGGTCATGATATATCATCATGCGCTAACACACCTAGTAAACATATTGAATGGGTTAGAGACAATTCTCCAGTTAGTACAACATGTTTTATTACTGATTTATGTTTACATGAGGTAGTTAAAGCTAAAGGGGTAAAAAGAAAAGTTGCTTGGATATTAGAACCAAGAAGTATTCACTCTCATGTATATGACTGGATTGAAAAAAATAATAAATTGTTCGATTTCGTCTTAACGTTTGATGACACTTTAATTAGAAAAGGTGAAAATTATCTATTTTACCCTCATGGTAGGTGTTGGATTAAATCTCGTGGATATAAAGAAGATAAAATTTACGGATATAATTGGTTTAAATGTAAAAATGAAAAATTTTGTAGTATATTTGATTCTGGTAAAAGTATTACAACTGGGCATAGATTAAGACATGAAGTAATAGATAATCTATCAAAAAAATATGATATAGATTGTTTTGGTCAATATGTTAATAAACGTATAGAAAATAAGGAAGATGGTTTAAATGATTTTGAATTCTCAATTACTATTGAAAACGAAATTTTACCGGGATATTGGACTGAAAAACTACTAGATTGTTTTGCTACCTTAACTTACCCAATTTATTGGGGTGATCGTAAATCGGTAAGCAAATATTTTGATGAAGATGGTATTATATTTTTTAATAATATTAATGAACTAGATGATATTTTATACAAACTTACAAACGGTAAAAAAAATGAAGTGTTAAATTCAAATAGTATGAGAGCTAGAACTACTAATTATAATAGATTAGAAAATTATAGAGTACCAGAAGATTGGATTTTTAATAATTACCCATTTTTATTTGATTTATGATTACAGTTAACTTAAAAGGAGGAATAGGCAATCAGCTTTATCAAATTGCAGCTGCATATAGTTTAGCAAAAGAAAATGATGCTGAATTCTTCTTAAACACCGAGTATAAAACATGGACCGCTATGCAGGGCAAAAATCCTAAAACATATAAAGATTCACTGTTTAGAAATTTTAAATGGAAAGGATTTAAACCTGAATTTACTTATCATGAAAAAGAGTTTAGATATAACAAGATACCCTACTTAAAGTCAAATTCTTATGCTATTGAAGGCTATTTTCAAAGTTACAAATATTTTGAAAATTATAAAGATGAATTAAGAGATATTATTACCTTTGAGGATTCGATGAATGAAAAGGTAACAAAAAAACTTACTAGATTTAAAGACGAAGGAAAACATATAGTTGGTGTTCATACTAGAGGAGGGGATTATAGATTTAATCCAGATATATTTCCTATACCACCTACAAAATACTATCGTCGTGCTATGTCTAAATTTAACCCAGACAACACTGTATTTTTATATTGCACTGATGATCAATCTACTTTAAGTCAATTTGAGTTTAATTCAAACAATCTTTTTATTAATGGAGACGAAATGTTAGATTTATGTGTGTTAAGTCATTGTGATTCTCTTATCATTGCTAATAGTACGTTTAGTGCGTGGGCTAGTTATTTGGTTAAAGAAAAATCTGAAGTTTATTATCCCGGTAAATGGTTAGGAACGGAAGTTTGTGATGACTTATTTGATCCTAAATGGAGTGTTATAAATGTATAATTTAGCTATCCTAAGACAACCTGCAGGTATTGGTGATATTTTTTATGCTTTAAAAATAGGTCACACTGTTAGGGCTTCTAAAGTTTTATGGCCAGTTAAAGATATATACTTTGATGCTATAGCTAAACATATTGAAATAAGAAATGATAGAAATATTGAATTTTGTAAAGTTTCTGATTTTTTAAAAAATAGTGATCCAGAAGAAATAGATTTTTGGACATCGGAAGTTAAAAAAGTAAAATGTTACGGTGATAATAAAATTTTTATACCATTACAATTTTCTGATACTTTACCTGAATATAATCAATCAGGTGTAATGAAAGCAAAATATAAAATGGTAAATTGCCTTGATAGTGATTGGTCATTATATTTTAATTTTAAAAGAGATAAAAAAAGGGAAGATGATCTTTTTAAACATTTTGGTTTAAAAGACGATGACGAATATATTGTAGTTAGTGAAAATTATGGAACACCACCTGATTATCAAACATATAAATTACCTTCATATAATGATAATGATAAAAGAAAAATAATTAAAATTGATTTTGTTGAAGGTTATAATGTATTTGACTTTTGTAAAATATTTGAAAATGCTCAAGAAATACATATGTTAGAAACTTGTTTTTGTTATATTTTAGAAAAGTTGAATTTAAAATCTAAAGTTTTTAATTTATATAATAGACATGTTGATTCTATTAATCATAGACATGTTATTAATATACCAAGAAAAATAAAATGGAATTTCCGTCTAAAAAACGAAAATTAAAAGATATTACATTAGTTATTATTGATACACTTAAACCTGAGCTTTGTTTAAAATTATTAAAGTATAATTCTAAATTTTTTGATTTTGGTAATATAAAACTTTTTACAAACAAAAAACCTGAAAAAGATTTAAATGGAATAGATTTTGTAAAAATTAAAACTCTTAATCAAGTAGATCATATTCAAAAACCCGGGTTTAATGATTATAGTGAGTTTTGTATTAAGGAATTGCACAAATATATAGAGACTAAATTTTGTTTAATAATACAAAGAGATGGATTTATTTCTAATTATAAAAATTGGGATGATAAATTTTTAAATTACGATTATATTGGCGCTCCTTGGTCACCTCATCACTTAAAAAACTGCAAATGGGTACTTGATAAAAATAATTTAAATTTAGTAGGTAATGGTGGGTTTTCATTAAGAAGTAAACATATATTACAATTAGCAGCTAAATGCCCTGCTCCAGAAATTGGTCCTGAAGATGCTTACTTTTGTAATAACAATAAACAATATTTTATTGATAATGGAGCTGTATATGCTCCCCCATCTCTTGCTTTAAAATTCAGTAGAGATAATCCTACAATATTGAGTGATACATTTGGATTTCATGGGAATAGAAACTACATAAATTATGTACTGAAAGGTTTCTAATGAAAAGAAATTTAGTTAATGACATAAACATAGGTCAAGATTATCCTTGCAAGATTAATATAATCATTGAGGTTGAAAAAGATACTAATGCTAAGTATGAATATGATGAAGATAATAATATCTTTAAACTAAGTAGATGTCTTTACAGCAGTATGAGATATACTTGTTCATACGGATTTATTCCTCAAACTTTAGCTTTAGATAATGACCCTCTAGATGTGTGTGTTTATAATAATGTGCCTATTAAAACAGGTACTCTTGTAGAAGTTTATCCAATAGCTGTACTAGATATGGATGATAATGGTGATAAAGACTTTAAAGTTATTACTGTACCTGTCTCCCATGTAAGAGATTATCGTTCATTAAAAGATCTCGATCCTCATTGGGTTTCAACTACATTTAATTTTTTCTCTCATTATAAAGACCTTGAAGATAAAGAAGTAAAAATTCACGGGTGGTTAGGTAAGCCTGAAGCAAAAAAAATTATAAATGCCGCTCATAAACGTTGGTCTTCTTTGCAGAAGTGATATAATGACTATATGTTTAATGTAGAAAAATATGACGGTAATCTTCTTCATAGCAGATTTGCATATAAGTTTTTCAAAGATAAAGTATTACCTATCGGTAATCTAGTATCATTTAGAGCTCCTATGGAAGTGCTTGCTGATGGAATGATCGATCAGGAAGATGTAGATAGAGAAGAATATATTTGGAGTGATGATTCAATTAACTTTCTATGGGAGATTCCTATCCTAAATAACCCTTTTGGTGCAGTAGCATATCAGAGATTGTTCAATACTATTATTGCAAATATTCTATCTCAACCAGAATATCTAGATTGTCCTATTCATATGGATGGTGATGATATTATGGTGCAAAAAGAGTTTACACAGGGTGGTGTTCTTCAGCAAGAAGGTAAAGTAAGTGTTAGTATTACGTATGTAAAGGATGGAGTTGCACTTGGTCATACAGGTATTAATGTTGTAGCTGGTAAGAAAGCTCCTGCATTTGCTTTTAGTACTAATTTTACTGATGAACAAGTGAATAATTTTTGTACAGAAGTAACCAAAGCATTCTATGAGTTGAATGATGATATGTTCGTTGCAACGTCTAAAGTTATCATTAAGTAATTGTAATGCTCAATATCTTTGAAATTCTAAATGATATAATTGTTACTAAGAAGGGTAACCTTTTGGATAACGTTGAGGATGAAGATCAATTTATACCATTTATTGTTTGTAGATGGTTGAGTATGTACTCTCCTGAATATGCTCAGATTATAAACGAAACTACTAACAAGCATTATAACGTATTTGATACGAAAAGAGAGTGGTATGATTATCTGATTAAAATATTACCAAAAGGTTCACCTGGACGTATTCATTATATCAAAAAAGAGAAAAGAAAAGATATTAATAATTTCGATGAAATAGTAAAGTTTCTTGCTAAACGTTTTGAGATATCTAGACGTGAAGTAGAACAATATCTCGACTCAGGTAAAATAGATGTAACAAAAATTAAATCAGCATTGAAATAATGTATAAAGCTAATAAGTCTTTACATGTCTCAGGCAGAAAAAAGTATTGACTTATTAGCTCCAAAAAAGAGTCTTATTGACTTGTCAGACCCCACTCAAGGATTCGATTCTACCTTGATGGGGTATTCCCTTTCCACATTGATGGAAGATGTTATCCTTGTTCGTTATGTTGATTCTAACGATGACGGTACAGCTATCGTTCGTAACGGTATTCTTGTTCCAATTAATGCCGATACTAAAGCATGGCGTATTGGAGAAGTATTACTTAAAGGTACTAAATGCGAATATGTCAATGTTGGAGACCATGTTATGTTTCCAAACAATCTTGGTATACCTATTAATAACCTCGACGTTGACGGTATTGGTAAGGTAAAGAAAGGGTTATTCTTAAACGAAGCTAGAATTTTTGGAATTGTAAAACCTAATGTTAGTTAGTCAAGGTCAACTTTTAAATTTTTTAAAGACTGACGTATGTGAAATTAAATTCGCACGAAGAGTTTTTAAACCAGGTGCACCAGCAACTAGACGTATGCTGTGCACCAACTGTTTTACTTTATTGAACAGTGCTAATGGTAGATTAACTCTTAACTATAGACCAACCTCAAGACTACCAAATTATGACCCCACCATTAAAGATCTAATTATTACTTGGGATATTTTTATGCAAAATTACAGACAGATTAATTGTGGACAGCCTGTAGATTTAATAAGAAGAATACCTGGTAATGAAGAATTCTGGGATTATTTCAATAAAAGTTTAAAGGGATTAACTCCGGAAGAAAAATTAAACTTCCAAAACACATGATTTTAAAAGTAATAGAAGATATAGAAAAAATATTAAAAGACTTTTTTCTTACAGATGTTAATTTTGTTATAGATGGTAAAGTTATTAAAAAGGGTAAAATAATGAATGCTTATGTAAAAGATTTTTTTATTATTTTTAAATTACAGGTACAAAAAGGTGGTATAAAAACTTTTGAAGTACCATATCCTTATAATTTAAAGTCTACTAAATCTAAACTTATTTTTGATTACAAACTTAATACTTTAGTTTTAAATAATACTTTAAACTTTGTAAAAATTAAAAACTTTAAACCTAAGAAAAATTCTAAATTTTACGATATAAAAATGTACGTTAAAAAAAATGAAGAAAAAACTATTTAGTGTTCATAGCGGTATAGTGTATGAGTTAGATGAAAAATACACAAAAACGTTAGATAATGGTCAGTTAGAAATTACTAACCTACCAAAAGGAGGATGTAAAAAATGTTATGGTAGGGGATATATTTCTAGAAATGTAAAAACAGGTCATTATAATATGTGTTCATGTTGCTTGAGAGATGCTGACGAGGAGTTTCTCAGAAATGCAGCAGAAATTCAGTTAGAAGATGTTATTTTACATACCAAAAAATCTGACTTTGATTCTGCAGTTGATGAGATATACTCATAGTATATGTTTAGTAAATATTTGAGTAAATTTCCGTATGGTTATAATCCATCTCAGGCTCAAGTACAACTTATAAAAGAAATCGAGAAAGCATTTAACGATGGTTATAGGTTTGTCATAGCTTCAGCTCCTACTGGTACGGGTAAAAGTTTCGTACCACGTACTTTAGGTAATGTAGCAGCAAAACCAACTCCAGAATTTAAATCGTTAATTAATTCATACGAAGCATATGCTCAAGACTTTGCCGGTAATTTTGTAAACGAAGCTGAATGTCTTTCAGAACCACCTTTTGGTACATTTGCATTAACTATCACAAAACAACTTCAAGATCAATATAAAGCATTATTTGATGATATTGAAATCTTAAAAGGTAAACAAAATTATCTTTGTGATGTAGATGATTCATTTGATGCTGAAACCGCACCCTGTACATATACTAAGAATTTAAAAAATGATTGTTGGGCTAAAAACTGCTGTGATTATTATAACAATAGAAATACTACATTAACTAATCAGTTTGCAGTTTTAAATTATAAAATGTTTTTGAGTTTACCTAATCATGTTAAACGAAAAAACTTTTTAGTATGTGATGAGGCTTCTGAACTTGAAGAAGAATTAGTAAGACGTTTTAGTGCAACAGTAGATTATTCAAGATTAAATCTAATCAATATTGAGCATACCCCTCTTAGAACTGATAAGTATGATACTCAATATAGATGGTTAACAAATCTTATATTCAATATAAGTGAAATGATTGAGTCATTAACAAATAAAAGCAATAATAAAATATTGACTCTATCACCACCAGAAGTAGCCCGAATTAAATATCTAAGAAATCTTCACGGTAATCTAACTACTGTTGAACAAACGTGGCATAAATGTGAATACGTTGTAGATTATAATAAAGATAGAGTAAGCTTTACGCCTCTCAAAGTAGATACACTTAGTAATAGTATATTCGATCACGGTGATAATATTTTGTTAATGTCAGCTACAATTACTGATCATAAATCATATGCTAAGTCTTTAGGTATCAAAAAGTACAAATATATTGAAACCCCATCAGCATTTGATCCAGGTAAGTCTCCAATTTATTGTATGGAAAAACCATTACTTAATTATAAAAATCTAGAACGTAATTTACCTATGTTAGCTAGGAATTGCCAATTGTTGTGTGATAAGCATGCAAATGAAAAAGGTATCATTCATACTCATTCATTAGAAATATGTAGATATTTGCAAAAGACTTTGAAAGGTGATCGATTCTTATTTAGAGATGATGGGTTTAATAACGAAAAGCTTCTAAATGAACATTTTTCTAATGATAAACCAACTGTATTAGTATCACCATCACTTACATTTGGTACAGATCTTAATGGAGATAAGGGTAGGTTTCAAATCATAGTTAAGACACCATACCCACCTCTTGGTAATAAACGTATTAAAAAAATGGCTGATTTAGACCCAGAATGGTATCAACAAAAGACATTGAGTGCTTTTATACAAACAACCGGTCGGTGTACTAGATCTAAGGCAGATTATTCAGTAACATATGTTTTAGATGGTAAAGCAAGGAAATTATTAATTGATAATAAAGATAAATTACCTCAACATTTTATTGATCGGTTAAAATGAATAAATATTTTAAATGCGTTACAGGTCAACATGGTTTGAGATTCAAGACCTTATTATTCAATTTGCTAATGCTTTTGATAGTATAGTAATTGGAAGGTATAATAAAAGTAGAGAACAAAAAGATAGAATTTTTGTTAGATATCTTTACGCTCCTAAGCAAAGAGTGTTATATGATATAGTAAATAAAGCCAAAACCATTACATTACCGGTTGTTGCTATTAGTATTAACAATATGGTAAGAGATAACGACAGGGTTTTTAACAAACTACCCGATGTTAATAGTTTTTACTATGGTAATAATGATACCAGCTCAAAATATAATGCCCCGACCCCCGTTAATATTAATGTAAATTTTTCAGTTATTACAAGATATCAATTAGATATGGATCAAATCTTATCTAATTTTATACCATACAATAACCCCTACATTATAATAAGTTGGCCTGTTCCACCCGGAATAATTAGTTCAGAAGCTCAAGAAATCAGAAGTGAGGTGTTATGGGATGGCAATATTAATATGCAGTATCCTACCGAGTTAAGGGCATCTGATAAAGCAAGGGTTGTTGCAGATACTTCATTTACAATAAAAGGTTGGATATTCCCTGCAGCACAAAATGCCGTAGATAACATTTACAAAGTTACTAGTAACTTTACAGCTGTAAGTGGTATGGAAAATACAGGTACCGTATTAACGTTAGATAATTACCCTTATCTAAGCACGTTAACTGCATTAACATCAATTACTGATACAGTAACGGTTTCCGCATCACCAGGAGAAATAGAAGCATTTGAAGAACAAAATTATCAACAATGAATTT